ATCTCAACAGGTTGGAGTGCTGCATCAGATCTTAGTGCAGGTAATTTTGTTGAGAGTAGTAAGACAATAACAAGACCACCACACCCAGAATTGGCAGAGGTTCAACCTGGTGATGAATTGTTAGTAGTAAACTTCACACCAGACGAAGAATTTATTAATAGAGTAAAAGAATCTGATAACTTTTTACAGCAATCATTACAAGATAGAATAGAAGAATTGGATGATAATGATGATGATGACGGTGGATCACCAGTTCCAATAGTAAGATGATTGTGTGGGTACTCATACTCAACCTCCCTACGAAAGACTGATAAGTTATAATTATAGGTGTAGTATGGGATTGAAAGAATCATGCCCCTAACACAACAGAGACATTACACAGTCGGTTATCACGACACAGCAAAGCAAACTTACGAAATATGTAAGTATGCTACGAGTGCATACGAAGCAATAGAACATTGTAAAGAGGATGTATCCTATCTAAAGGATCATCCTCATTTTATTGACTATGCAAAATATCAATGAAACATGAAATAATGTGGTGGATGAGCCGACTCACCATCATGGGAACTTCTTTAAGTTTGTCATTTTGGTTAGCAGCACAGGCATATGCTTAATAAATAGTATTAACAATTAAATACTAGATGCTATCTACACAATACCGTTTGAGATTAGAAGCAATATGTAAAGACATTGCTTCTGGAGTTGAAGTTAGTCTAGATGATATGATCTGGGCAGAGAAACTAGCAAAGGCAAACACTGCTGCTAGAGGTATGATGAGTAAAGCGAGAAGAGTAAGCAATGGAGATACTGATTCTTTTCTGAATAGTTTGAATTTAGGAGACCCCGATTCAAACAATCACCGTAGGGGTTTTGGAGATCCACAAGATGTGGTAGACTGGTTTCATCAAGAAAAATCTGACGACTGGAGACAGAGAGACTAACTATGAATTATGATGTTGTTCCTGCATTCACTTCACCTATTATTCAGGTGGAAGTGGAAGAGGATACTAGTGAACTATTGGGACATAATCAATATACTGCTAGCTTTGAAACTAGCCAAAGACTTGATCATTCAAATCCATTAGCAAGTCAAAGAGTATTAGAAAAATATCCAAAAACTAAAGAAATTTTATTAAATAAATATATTTCTGTTGCTGAAAAAATACTTCAATATAAGAAAAGGAATTATGCAATAACTACATCTTGGTTTACTTTAAGTAAGAAAGGACAAGGATCTCAATCTCATAAACATAAGAATAGTTTTTGGAGTTGTGTATATTATTATCAAGAAGAATATTCTAAAGGAACTGGTGGAATATTATTCCATAGTCCTAATACAGATTTATTTGATTTTGCTTTTTTTGAAAATGATATTGAAAAACAAAATAATATAAATTCTAGGTCATTAGTAATTCAACCACAACCCAATTTATTACTAATATTTCCAAGTTATCTTCAACATCAAATATTGAAGCATGATAATGATACACCAAGAAGTTCTCTTGCATTTAATATTGTTCCATTAGGTAACTGGGGTGCTGGCGATTCACATTTAGATAGTAATTGGTTCCAATGAGTAGTAAGATGATGTTCTTGGTTGATACTGGTGATGGTAGGTGTATCAGTCATGATGGATATATACAACTTGGTAGCTTCTCTCATACTGTAGAAAAGCATCTTGAGTTATGTCCCGAACAAGAATGGCAAGTAACCTATTGGATGCCTGATCCCTTTCGTATTAGATACCCAAGACCAAACTATCAGCATACTATGAAAGCGAACGAAGGTTCTCCTAAAACTGATAATGCTGCTGATAGTAGACCAAGAGATTTTCCCGATCAATAATTACGGAAGGTTAGGCTCATGTTATCTGAAGAAAATGAATGGTCTTGTACCATGACATTGGGAATAGATGAAGTCCGATGTTTGTATGACCACTTTGATTATTCAATAAGAATGTGGCCAGGTTCCCCTGCACGTCCTGCTGAAGAGCAAGTTCTTCTGGATATAATGAAGAAGAGAATGTTTGCTATGATGGCAGAATATAATTTTACTGAAATGTAGACAATGGTTAATATAGTGTGGTCTATAAATATTATGCTTACTATACTATTAGTATTAGTATGCATTTCAATCTATTGGATTTTTAAGTACGATGAATGGTATCCTAACAATATTACTAGTCACATCTCCTCTGAACATAAATCAGATGATACAACAGATGCGTAATTACAGATCAGAACAGAATAGACAACCTATTAAAGAGATGCTAAATAAGATACTGAGAGATTATAGAGATGGGAGCAATGATACCGCCGAGCAGAAAGAGCTGCTACAACTTCAGAGTGACGAAAATTAACCGTGTTGTTGACGGGGATACTATTGATGTCACCATTGATCTTGGGTTTGATTTACTCAAGAAAGAAAGAGTTAGAATTGCAGGAGTTGATACGCCAGAGAAAAGAACAAGAAACTTGGAAGAGAAGGCATTGGGACTAGATGCTACTGAGTGGATGAAAGAAAAATTAGAAGAAGCAATCAGAGTAGGCGATGAACTCACTATTAGAACTGAACTTAAGGGTGGCGTTGGGAAGTACGGTAGGCTTCTTGGTTGGTTGTATGTTGGTGATAATGATTTTTCATTAAACGAACAGATGATCACGGAAGGGTATGCTTGGGAATACGATGGTGGAACTAAGCAAAAGAATTTTGAAGACCTACGTGAAGTACGTAGATCACATGGAACTTTATAATTAATTATTATGTCTGATATTAAAGTAATTGACAACCTCATATCCGAGCAGTATTTCAAACAACTTCAAACCAAATTTATGAGTCCTGAAGTTCCTTGGGTATATGCTGATAATGTAATAGGAGAAGAAGATCTTAAATGTGATCCTAAGTACAATTATCAATTCGCTCTTGACATCTATAGGGATTTTGGTGCTAGATCGCCAGCGTTTGAAATGATGCATCCTATTGTTACTCATCCAGAATTAAGAATTGTAGGATTGTTTAAAATTAAAGCAAATATGAATACTGCGACTGAAGAAATACAAGAGCATGGTTTTCATACTGATGCCAACTTTAATTGTAGAACTGCTGTATTTTTTCTCAATACTAATAATGGATATACCTTATTTGAAGATGGTACTAAGGTAGAAAGTGTTGCTAATCGTATAGTAACCTTCCCTTCAAATATGGAACACAGTGGAAGTAGTTGTACTGATGAAAAAAGAAGAATTGTAATTAACTTAAATTATTTTGAAGGTGAGTTCTTTGAAGTTCCTGAGTATCGTAATAAATATTTTGGTATTGAAGAACCTGAACAGGAGGAAAGAATTATTCAATCTCCTAATAACGATAGAAGAATTATTTACTAATGGTAGCAAAGTCTGAAGTATATCTTGGTAATCCCAACCTGAAAAAGGCTGGTACTGAGATACAATTTACAAAGAAACAAGTAGAAGAGTGGATTAAGTGTAAAAGTGATCCACTCTACTTTGCATGTAAATATATGCAGATCATTAACTTGGATGAAGGTCTAGTGCCTTTCTCCATGTATGATTTTCAGAAAAAAATCTTAACGGATTTCCATGAAAACAGATTTAACATTGCTAAGTTGCCTCGTCAGACTGGTAAGTCAACCACTGTGGTGGCGTATCTGCTTCACTACCTTATCTTTAATGATAGCGTTAACATTGGTATACTTGCTAACAAAGCATCTACTGCTAGGGAACTCTTAGGAAGATTACAATTAGCATATGAGAACTTACCTAGATGGATTCAGCATGGCATCCTAGTATGGAACAAAGGTAATGTTGAACTAGAGAATGGATCTAAGATCCTCGCTGCTTCTACGTCTGCTAGTGCTGTTCGTGGTATGTCATTCAACATTCTATTCCTTGACGAGTTTGCGTTCGTTCCTAATCATGTAGCAGAACAGTTCTTTGCTTCTGTATATCCTACTATTACTTCTGGTAAGTCAACCAAAGTTATAATCATATCTACACCTAATGGTATGAACCACTTCTATAAGATGTGGGAGGATGCTAAGAATGGTAAGAATGATTATGTTACCAACGAAGTACACTGGTCACAAGTACCAGGTAGAGATGCTAAGTGGAAAGCAGAGACATTAAAGAACACATCTAAGAGACAGTTCGCACAGGAGTTTGAGTGCGACTTCCTTGGATCTGCTGATACTCTTATCGCTCCATCTAAATTACAATCTATACCATTTGAAGATCCAATACAAAGCAATGCAGGACTTGACGTATATGAAAGAGCACAGGAGGATCACGAATACATTATTACTGTGGACGTTGCCAGAGGTATCGGTGGTGACTACTCTGCTTTCATCGTGTTTGATATTACCACTCTACCGTATAAAATCGTTGCAAAGTACAGAGATAATGAGATTAAACCTATTATGTTTCCATCGGTGATTCATAGAGTAGCCAAAGAGTATAAGTTTCCTTATATCTTGGTTGAAGTAAATGATATTGGTGATAGTATAGCAGCAACATTAAATTATGACTTAGAATATCCTAACGTATTGATGTGTGCAATGCGTGGTAGAGCAGGTCAAGTAGTTGGACAAGGGTTCTCTGGAAACAAAACTCAACTGGGTGTGAAGATGAGCATCACAGTTAAGAAACAAGGGTGTTCAAATTTAAAAGCAGTTATAGAAGATGATAAGTTAACCTTCAAAGACTTTGATATATTAAGAGAACTTACAACATTTATTCAGCGAAAACAGTGTTGGGAAGCGGATGATGGGTATCATGACGACCTTGTAATGTGTATGGTACTCTTTGCATGGTTAGTCATGCAAGACTATTTTAAAGAGATGACTGACAATGATGTCAGACGAAGAATTTATGACGAACAGAGAAATCAAATTGAACAAGACATGGCTCCTTTTGGATTTATGGATGATGGTTTAGGTGATGATACTTTTATAGATGGTGATGGTGAACTATGGTCGTATGGTGATACCCAAGAGGAAGTATCATATATGTGGAATTATTAGGGGGTATTTGAATACCCCCTACAGTCATTGCGGTGTTAACATCTTGATTATTCTAAATACTTACAGATAATTTGGATCATCTACGAGGAGTTAAAACATGGCAAGTCAAGTCTCGCCTGGTGTAGTTCTTAGAGAACGTGACCTAACCAACGCTGTTATTACAGGAGATTCAGCTTTAACAGCTGCATTTTCATCATCATTTCAAAAAGGACCGATTGGAGAGATCGTAAGTATCTCCAGTCAAAAGGAACTTATTGGCACTTTTGGTACACCCAAGGATGCTAACGCAGAAGACTGGTTAGTCGCATCAGAATTTTTAGGATATGGCGGTAGACTCGCTGTAGTTCGTGCTGCTACGGGCGTTCTCAACGCTACTAGCGGTGCAGGTACACTAATCAGCAATGATTCAGAATGGAATGCTGGAGTTGGTGCTGCCAACATCTTTGCTGCACGTTCTGCTGGTACATGGGGTAACTCACTTAAGGTGGTTGCTGTAGACCGTGGTGCTGATCAGATTCTTACACTAGCGTCTGCTCCTGGTACAACTACAATCAATACTGCTTTCACAACGACTGCTGGAAGACAAGGAAGAATTTACTCTTGGGATGCTGCTTCTAAAGAACTAGCAGTTATCTTAGATGATCCATC